GAAGGTAATAAAGGCGCATCACAAGGTAAGCTTGCTGGAGGTATGAACCAAGGAAATTCTGTAATTGATATGGAAATGGGAAATACTATTCAATTGTATTTAAATATGATGGCTTATATTAAGCAGGAAATTGGTGAAATCTCTGGGGTATCTAATTCCAGACAAGGCCAAATACAAAGCAGACAAGCAGTAGGGAATACTGAAACAGAAATGCAACAATCTTCCCATATTACTGAGTATTGGTTTTTAGAGCATGAAGAAACTAAATTAAGAGCCCTAAATATACTACTTGAAACCGCTAAGCATGCTTGGAAGGACCGTACAAATAAAAAAGTACAGCATGTACTTGACGATGGTTCCACAACTATGTTTGATATTGATATAGATGAATTTAGAGAATCTGAGTATGGTTTACATATTTCTAATGGTAGAGATTCCTTTGAATTACTACAGACTATGAAACAACTTGCTCATGCAGGTATTCAAAATGGTGTAGTTAACTTCTCACAATTAATAGATATTTATTCCACTGCGTCTACATCTTCTATTAAACGTAAAATAGAAAGAGCTGAACAGGAAAAATTAGAACGGGAACAAAAACAGGCTGAACAACAAGCTAAGATGCAAAGAGAACAATCTGTTTTCTTAAGTAAAGAAGAAGAAGCAAAAAGAGATTTTGTACGAGAAGAGTGGGACAGAGATGATTCAAGGTCTGAAAAAGAATTAGAAAATAAAAAAGATATTGAGCAGATGCGTCAGGATAATGTAGACTCACGTTATTACCAAGAAAGTTTGTTAGGAGAAGGCAATCAAGATAAGATAGCTTTATCTAAACTACAAGCAGAAGCAGAAAGAATTAAAAAAGAATTTGCTCATAAGGATGCATTATTGAAGGAGGAAATCCGTAGTAATAAGGCTGACGAGGAAATTAAACGTAAACAAGCTAGTAAACCTACGACTAAAAAGTAATTTTAGTTATTAGCTAGGGTATTTTTTTTCGTTACACCATATAATTTATGGTGAAAAATTAAAATAAAGTAATTATATTTGTAATGTAAACTATTTGAAAATGGGAGAATTTGAAGGGATAGAATTAGAGGACTTGGAAAACAGTGAATCTGCAGTTATGGAAACTACGGGTACTACTAGTAAACCAAATGACTCTAATGATGGGTTAGATACTACATCTACTCAGGATAAAGATGAAGATATATCAGATGATCCAGATGCTATAGATATTGATGACATAGCTAATGCTGGATCTGAAGATGATGATACTACAGGAGATGTAGACGGTAAAGAACAGGGAGACAAAGATAATAAGAAGGTTCCTGCTGATGATGATTCAGTGGCTACTTCCTCTTCTCAAAATACGTTTACTTCCCTAGCCTCAGCTCTGAAAGAAGCGGGAACCTTTGATAAATTAACTGATGAAGAACTTGCTGATATTACTGATGCAGATTCTTTATTAGAAGCTTTAGATGGCCAGGTTAAAACTAATGAGCTTGCTAAATTAAATGATCATCAACGTGAGTATTTAGAAGCATTAGAAGCAGGTGTACCACATGATACATTTGTGCATACCAAAGCTAGCGCAGATCAGTATGAAAGTATTACTGAGGAGCAAATGCAAGCTAGACCTGAACTACAAGCTGAAATAATTAGACGCGGATTTCTTATAAAAGGATTTGAAGCGGATAAAGCTAATAGATATACTCAATTAGCGATGAAAGGAGATAATCCTCTTGATGATGCTATGGACTCAAAACACGCCCTTGTTGCATTTGAAAATAGCAAAATTCAAGAAGTTATAGATGCTGGAAACCGTACAAAGAAAGACAAAGAAGCTGACACTCAACAGAAGTTAGCTGATTTAAAAACTAAAGTTACGGAAACTTCCGAAGTTATACCTGGCATTAAAGTAAACTCCACCACCAAAGACAAAATCTTTGAGTCTATGACTACGCCAATAAAGTCAGACAGCAAAGAACCTGTTAATGAGTTGATGGACAAGTATGCTAATGATCAAGAGTATAAGATGAAACTACATGCATTACATGTACTTACCAAAGGGCTTACAGATTTCTCAAAGTTTACGAACTCTATGAAATCTTCAGCTATTAAAGAGTTAGAAAATTCTGTTAATCAGGAAGGAAACTCAGTAAAATCTGGTAGAAGTATGTCAAGTGGAGTAGTGAGTACATCACAAAAGGCTATGAAAGATGCTCTAAATGAATTAGAGCTTTAATAAATTTTTAAACAAACAAAAAAAACAATGGCAAAATTATCACCATTACAAATGACAGATGCTTCCTCTTGGAAAGGTTTGACAACAGAAAACCATTTGGGTTCTATCTGGCAAACATCTCCTCAGAAAGTTTCTGACATGATAATGACAGTACAACAAAATCATTTTGGAAACAACATTGATAGCGTACTATCACGTTTCCCTACTAAAGAATTTGACACTGATGATGATTTTACTTGGGATTTACAATCACAAGGGCTTGAGAACATTCCATTAGTAGAATGTCGTATTGATGGTGTAGCAATTACACCTGCAGATGAGCCTGGAAAAAACCTTACTACTTTTGAATTAGTATTTGGTAAAGATTGGTTTTCTGATACAGAGCGTATTGTAGGTGAACTTAATGAGGTTTACCCAGTACTTATTGTAGACGAGCCAGTACGTGATGGTAGCAATTTCGTTTATACTTGTAGAATGGACACAGGAGATCCTACGATGTTCCTTCCATTTGAACAAGCTATAAATGGTAAGCGTTTCTCAGGTGAATTTTCTCCAGTAGAAAGAACAATGTCCAGAAAAGGACGAGAAGTAAGGTATAAATCTCATTTCTCAATGAGAAACAGCTTTTCTCAAATCCGTATCCAAAAGAAAACTCCAGGTAACTTGAGTAATCGTAAAATGGGATCTTACTTTAAAGGTAAGGACGGTAAGATTGTAAAATTCTGGCAACATTATGAATCGTTTATGTTTGATAATGCATTCCGTGAAGATATCAACAAGCTTATGATGTTTGGTACTTCAAATAAGTCTGCAGATGGTAAATACCGTATCAAAGGTAAATCTGATTACGCTATTACAGAAGGAGCAGGTATCCGTCAACAAATGGAAGCTGCAAACTCTAGCTACTACAATGCTTTTGCAATAGAAGATCTTTCTTCTAAACTTTTAGATTTATCTGAAGGTAAGCTTAAGTCAGATGAACGTGGGTTTGTATTACGTACAGGTGAAAGAGGAGCATTTGAGTTCCATAAATCTCTTGAGCGTTACTCACAATTATTTACTCCATTACTTAACCAAGATCGTATGTATACGACTTCATCTGGAATTTCTAAGATGGAACTTGGATATGGTGGACAATTTGTAGAGTTCAAAGGACCTAATAACACGCATGTAAACTTATCAGTGGATTCTATGTATGATGATAGAAACCGTAATAAGCTTATACATCCAAATGGAGGTGTAGTAGAATCTTATAGATATGATATCTTTGATATCGGTACATCTGAAGGTGCTCCTAATATCCAAAGAGTTGGAGTTAAAGGTCAACCAATAATCCATAAGTATATTGCAGGATTAAGAAATCCATTCTCACCAGACAATGAAGTATCAGCAATTGGTACTGCAGAAGATGCGTGGGAAGAGCACAAGTATTACTGTGGAGCAGCTATTGTAAGAGATCCTTCTCGTACAGCTAGCTTTATTAATAACATACAAGAAGCATAAATTTAATATAGGAGCCTGCTGTACAGGTGGGCTCCTTTTATTTTAAACGTAAATAGAGAATGAGCACAGAGGAAAAAACACAGTGGAAAAAGCCCACAGGGAAAATTAAGATCAAGTTAATAAACAAAGGGGTTAACCCTTTAATTACTGATCCTAGTCATGAAGCTTTTAACTTATTTGGTACGGCTACTAGAGATTATTTAATCCCTATGGACGCACAAGGAAATCTACACAATCCATTTAGCTGTAAAGAAGAGCAAGAATGGTTAGAAAAAGAATTGGATGTAGATTTGAACTGGCATAAAGATAAAGATAACTATTGGCATAAAACTAAGGTATCTTTAGGCAAACAAGATTTAGAAATAGAATTAGATAATCCTAAAAAATATATTCTTTACCTTATTGCTAGAGCTAATAAAAGATATGTAGCACCTACGTTAGCAGAAGAAAAACTAAGAGCTACATATAAGTATGTAATAGTACAAGAACACGACGAAGTTAAGAAATCAGCTGGAAAAATTAATAAGAACAAAGAAGCTTATAAGTTTTTTGGTAAAATTGAAGAGGATCGTCAAGCAATGTTAGACTTCTTAAAAGTCTATGGTCGTAAAGTTTCTAGTGTTTCTAAAGCTAATTTTTTAGTACAGGAAATTGGAAAAATTATTGAAGAAGATATTGATGGGTTCTTAGAAATTGCAAATGATAAAGAAAATTACGATATTAAACTGTTAATTGAAAATGCAGTAGAAGCAGGAGCAATTAAAAAGGACCGCAGAAAATATCATCTACCAGGAGGAGATCCTCTATGTGGTGAAGGAGATGCGCCTACTTTGCAAAATGCTATTACTTACTTAAGTAAAAAAGCAAATCAAGATATTCTTACAACTTTAAAAGCAAGAGTAAAAACAGCAAAAGATTAAATAAATGAATAGTCAAGACATGAAGAGAGAGTTTTTAATTCTCTATGATAAAATTACTAACTTTGATGCTCCTGGATATGAGGAGGTAGAAATTAGTATATTCTTGACAAAAGCACAGGAACGTCTTACACTATCCTCTCTAAGAGCAAAAAGTAATAAATATGATGAAGGCTTTGAAGAGACTGAAATACGTAGGAAAGAGTTAAATGAGTTGGTGAAAGGTGTAGATATTATACTACCATCTTCTCTCCAACTCGGTGCTTTACCTAATGGTACGCTTTACACGCTACCAGATGATTTACTGCTATGTATTTCAGAAGAAGTTACTACTTCATCTGAAGATGCTTGTAAAGACGGTAAAAGATTACGTATTAAACCTACTACTCATGATGAGTATGCAATGAATAGAAGTAACCCTTTTAAAAGGCCCAATATTCATAGATACGTATGGAGGTTAGATTATGAAAATAACCAACATGAACTCATTACTGATGGTACATTTAATATAAGTACATACCACCTTAGGTACGTAAAAAAGTTACAACCAATTATCATTGGCACGGACACAGTTGATGGCGAAGCTGGTCCTTTAGATTGTGAACTTAGTGAACTTCTCCATAAGAGAATAGTTGATGAAGCAGTTAAAATAGCTACTGGTATTACTGATCCTGAAAAGTATCAGATAAAGAGTATAGAGCAACAAGCAGGCAATTAATTTTTATTAACAAAAAAACAAAAAAACAAAATGGCAACATTTTCACAAAAAGACATCCAATTAGTATTTATCGGGGCAGAGGCAGCAACAACAACTGGTGCAATTGACGCAATGAATGATGGAGAAATTGGTATCTTTACGCCAGCAGGAGCACGGATTACCGAAGCTACTGCAGCAACTACAGAAAAGTTCATTATTGTTAAGAAAACACCAAATGGCGGAGTGCCTTTGTTGTCTTCTATAATTAACAAAAAAGACTTAAAAGCAGTAGTGCGTAAAGCATATGATCCAGCAGTAGCTAAAGTGCATACTGTAGGTTATGATGGAGCAAATGGCAGCTTAGAGGCTATTAATGATAACAACTATATTTTACGTCTTAACTTACGTGCTGAATATGTTGATAGTCATGGTGGACTTTACGTTAAGCATGGTTTCCACAAGTCTACAGCAGCTGCTACAGAATACGAAGTAGTAACTAATCTATTACGAAATATACAAGCTAGTTTATCTAAAGAACCTACAGATCGGGTATTAGTTGAAATGCTTGCAGATGATGCAGGTGTAGCAACTACAGGTACAGTAAGTGTAGTAAAAGGTTCTAAGACATTTGTAACAACTGTCCCTGGGGATTTTGCAGTAGGTGGTTTAGTACGTTTAGGTAATGCAACTACAGATGATACTTATAAAATAGTATCTATTGTAGGTAACAATATTACTTTAGACACTAAAGTAACTGCTGTTACACAAACATTTGCAATTGGTGATGCTGAATCAGTTTCACAAGCAAATGCTATTGCTGCAACTTATGGTTTGAGATTTACAGGCTTAGAAGAGCCACATGTAATTGGTAAACTTCACAATGACCTAATGGCTCAAGATTTTGATGTAACATTAGAGAATTTTGGAACTACTACTAATGTAACTGTAAACGGAGCTTATGCAGGTTCAGGTACTGAACGTCAAGTTCAAGAGTTGGAATGGTTTGCACAAGGAAATGAAGGAGACTTCCAAAGAATGGGAGAACCTAACATTTATCCTTCTCGTGCAGAAGCTAGTGGTAATTACGACCTTATAGATCTTCAAATTGAAGAGCTATACACAGGTTCTATTACAACTGGACCAATTCATAGAGCTTACACACTTGCAATTCCAGAAACAGCACCATCTTACGCTGTAGCAGGTACTCCAAATGACATCACTGATGTATTGGAAGTACTAGCATTTGGGGCACTTAATG